TTCCTTCTGCCAGTAGCTTTTGTATTTTTAGTAGTTCTCCCTGTACTTGTTTGTTCGCCGTCTCTGCTAGTACGCTGTCGATGTTTGTCTTTATTGCGCTTATCCGTGCCGTTGCTTCTTCCGTGTCCACGCCTGCCTTCTTCGCTGTGTCTACCTTCTTTGCTTCTGTGTCGGCTTCGATGTTCTCTTTTTGTGCTTTGGCCAGTTGCATTTGTATTCCTTGTAGGCCCATTTGCATTCCCATTCCCGCTATTCCTTGGCTTGCTGCTGCACTTTGCCCGCTTATTGATCCTGGTGCGCTTGTTGCTCCTCCTGGTCCGCTTCCCTGGTACATCAGTCCTACGTTTAGCCCTGCGTCTTGAAGTTGCTTTCTTTGGCCTACTGGCCCCGTCTTCTTCCAGGTGTCTATTGCCATTCCCTGGTTGAATTTGCTCATCTCCTTCGATCCTTTCATTTCGATCTCTTGGAGCTTCTTTGCCTGTTCCCGCTGTCTGCGGTCTTCCCAGCCTGCCGTCGCCATTCCTAGCCCGGTTCCTACTACTGAACCGATCGCGCTTCCTAGGCCTAATCCTAGGCCGCTATTGCCCTTATTTTCATCTGCCATGATCTTGTGTATTTTAGATTTTTCGTGCTTTTTTTTAAAAAAGCATCTACCCTATAGTTCATACTATAGAATAGATGCGTACCACCCCTATTTCCCTTCGGATTTTGGCTGTGTACCCTCTGCCTTGGTATCTATTGGCTCGGGTTTCCCGTCGTCCTTCTTGTCGTCCTTTGGCGCTTTTTCTTCCCTTCTTGCCTTGTAGCTTTTAGCGATTTTGTCTGCTGCCTCTATTGCCACTTCGAACCTGTCTGTTCGTATGTCCATGCTCGCCTTTATGCCCTCATTTCTCTCCTGGTAGATCAGTGGTGCTTGATCTCCGTCTAGCGGTTCTCTTTGTTGCATCATCCGTTCGATTTTTTGCTCGATGCTCATTCCCTGCACGCTTGTGTTGCGGCTTATTCCTCTGCCCTTTCCTTTGATTATTGGGCCTCTCTCATACATTTTCATAGTTGTTTTTGTTTAAAGGTTTGGTATTACTTTTGCACTCATTTTACGCCTTGCGTTGTTGTTTACGCCTATCTGTACCCAGAAGTTTTGTGCATCCCTTCGCGTGTCTGCGAATATGTGATTGAATTTGCTAGGGTCTATGTACGTTGTAAGGTCTTTTATTGTGTATCCTTCTGGTTCGTACCTTCTGTTCAGTGTCATGAACATTTGTTGCGCTTCGTCTGCAAAGTTTCCTCTTACCACATTTACGTTAGTCATGTAGTTTATCCACGCTGGTTGTTTTCCTGCGCTTTTGAATGTAGGCACGCCGTTGCCGTCTACTCTTGTATCCCACCAGGCCATTTGATCCGTTAATAGGTCTTGGAATCCTATTTGATCCAGTTGTGGTTTGTGGAAGTCGTTCATCGTTTTCAAGTTTACGTCCCACTTGTTTCCTTGGCTGTAGTCTATTCGTGGTGTTAGGCTTACTATTCCGATTATATAGCTCGGCTCGTCTATTTTTGCTACTATGCTTCCGCCTTTTCTGTTTGATCCCAGTTTACCCCGTCCTGCTAGTGTTCCCAGTGGTTGGTCTAGGCTTCTGCTGTTGCTGACTACTTCTTGGAATATTACTTCCTGCATTAGTCCTCCGATGTACATCGGGTTTTCTGCGCTTCTGATTCTGTCGTGATCGTATGTCACCTCTAGCCAATCGTCGTAGCTTCCTCCTGACACTGCTATTCTGTTTAGCATGTCGTATATTTTCCGTTTCATGTTCAGTTCGTCTATTGTGAACGCTCCTGAGCTTGTATCCACTTTTGTGACTTCGCTTATTCCGTCTGCTCCGTCTATCCATTCCGTTGATATCCAGTTGTTGAATAGGTCTGAGTTGTACGTTTTTACTGCTAGTCCTTCCTGTCCGAACTGTACGGAGTATTTGCCGTTACTTGTTCCTTTTGTTAGTATTAGCCCGTATGGTGCGTTTGCTGTTGCGTCTATTTTGAATGGTGTAGTGAATCCTGTGTATCCCAGGATGTCTACTCGCATTTGGTCTATGTTTGTTAGTGGGAACTCCACTAATTGCGGTTCTAGATCTCCGATGTCCGCCGGTGCTCCGTCGTAGCTTATTCCGCCGTATGCCCTGAATACTTTTCCTAGTGTTGTTACGTTTGTTCCGATTATTACATCGTTTGCTGTTGATACTTGCCAGTCTTTGAAGTATTCAATTGCTTTCACCACTTTAGGTGTGTTTATTCCCCCTGCTTCATATTCTTCAATGTATAGCAGGATGTTTTCTATTATTACCTCTGCTGGTACCCCTCCCGTTGCGTATATTTCTATTCGCGTGTCTTGATCCATTTTACAGGTTAGGTATACTGGTGTTCCCGTTACGTCCAGTGCTATTGGACTTGGATTTCCCCCTACTATTTGTGCGCTTGTTATTGTCATGCTCACTGCGTTCGGGTCTTTGTGTATTACTACCCCTACCTCTTCTTGTTTGTTTGCGTAGTAGTTTTTGTATATATCCCAATACGCGAGTATTCCTATCGCGTTGAATTCTCTCATTGCTTCGTTTGCTGGAGTGTTTTCTATTCCTACCCCTCTTATTCCCAGGTAGCTTAGTAAGCAACTTGGGTTTATTTGTTGGTTGTCGTAGTTTTTCGTTATGTCCAGTGGAGCTCCTTTTACCGTTATTTGCGGTAAGAATATTTGTGACATGTCTCTGCCTATGTTTAGCATGTTCATGTGTAGCTTTCCTTGGTATAGTCTTATTGGTACTTGGAAGACGTCCAGTTGTGCTTTGTAGCTTCCGAACAGTGGCCCTACTGTTGGATGTGTTAGTACGTCCAGGTTTAGGTCGATGTCGAATGTATCCCCTGGTAGTGCTACCTCTGTTAAGAATGGTACTAGTGTTCCCGGTGCCATTGTGCTTCTGAATACGAACCCTAGATTGTGGTTCGATCTTTCATACCCATGCATTTCTACTTTGTTGCGTTTTCCGGCTCCTAGCCGTTCTCCGCCTAATGTTACTTGTCTTGACATGATTACTTACTTGTTTGTTGTGATTTGATTAGTTCTTGTTCTCTTCGTTCTTCTGCTATCATGATTTTGCATATCTGCATTATTCTGATCCATGATGCGTCTCTTGCGTCTTCGCGCACTTCTTCGAGTGACCTTAGCGTATCGCTTAGTCTGTACTTTCCCAGTGTTAGAAACCATTTGTCATCTAGCCTTATTGCTGTGAATGGTGTATCCTCTATTGGTATTGTTTCCAGCATGCTCTCCCCAGAGTTCGAGCTGGTTGTTTCTTCTAACAATGTATCTGATCCGTTTTTTTCCGTGGTTTTCATTTATTTCTGTTTTAAGTACTTGTTTGTGTACTATTATGTACATTTCTTTTTTGACTAGTCTCTTAGTCTGGATTGTGTTCATTATTTCTCCTGTGGTCTGGTCCACGTATTCTATTTGCGTTGTCCATTTCATTTGTGATTGTTGGTTTTATTTACTTGTTGATCTTTTTGAACGTTAATTGTTATGCATCCGTGTAGCGTTAGCGTTAGTACTATTATTGCTATCGTTCCCATGTCTGTTAGCCATCGCCTGAATCCATTTGGTAAGCTTGCTAGATTGCTTATTAGTTTCTCTTTGTCTGTGTCTTGCCAGTGTTTGATTTTGTGGTGATTGTATATTTGCAATATCTCTTCGCTTTTTGTTGAGTAGATTTCTTCTAGTTCTTTCGTAGTCTTGCTGTTCTTCCAGTGTTTGTTCTCCTCCATATCCTAGTCTTTTGTTTTTCATTCTTGCATATCGTATAGCCATGTCGTAGGCTTCATATCCGTGTGCTATGCTTATGCGTTGTTTGTCTACCCACCTTTCTTTCTTATCCAGTTTTTCGATCCATAGAGCTTCTCTCTGGCTTTCGCTGTAGATTTTGTTTCGATAATAGATAGGTAAGTTAATTTGGCTACCCCTCGTAGTTGTATACGTTTCTTTGGTTTTGCCTTTTTGGTATGCGTTCTTCTTGGCATCGATTCTATTCAGATAGTTTGCCCCTATTCCGTTTGAGCAGTATATCTTGCTCTGATAATTTGGGTGTAATGTATCAATTTTTGTGACATATTTTATCATGTAGTTGATACTTTTTTCATTTACGTATTCCCCTCTGTATACGAATCCGTACTGCCATTTATCGCGAATGTCCTCTATTTGTTCTTTTTCGCAGAATATGAACCCGTGTAAATGTAAGTTCTCTGTTCCCTGGTATTTCCAGTGTTTTCCTTGGCCTAGTTCTGTTACTAGCCAGTGCCTTACGGTTGTGCCGTATTTCTTCCTCCATCGTTCCGTGAATCTCCTTACTGCCATGCTTGCTATGGCGTTGTCGAGGTCGTATCCGTCCGGTATTTCTCCTTCGTTTTCTTCTGCTATCGCTCTTGTTAAGTCTCGTATTGCTTCATTGCTGAATGTGAATGTCATGAAGCTTCTAGCTAGTTTGCTTTCTCTTATTTCTTCCTGTAGTCTTACCCTCCATTGATTTGCTTTTTGAGATCTGCACTCCATACATTTCTGACACCCTATTGGTACATATAGTGTTCTGTTGTCTTGTATAGCCGGTGCGTTGTACCCGTTCTTTTTATTTGGTTTGTATTTTGGATTGATTATTAGTTTTGGATAGAGGCACATTTTGTCTGCGTTTGATTTCCTTAGTTAGTAGTTTTTTGAATTCAATTTTCGTTTGTATTTCATGTGTTGTGTATGCTCTCCATTGTTGTAACTGTTTTGTTGTGTATTCTTTGAATGTTTCCATATGATTTTGGTTAGTGTTCCTGTACCGCTGCTGTATTTTCTCAGGCCCCATGCTCGGCCGTGCCCACTCTACGGCTCCCCGGGCCCCCTCCCCTATAGTTGGCGTAATCTGCCTCCCCGGCGAGGGGTCGCCGAAGGCATCTCTTTCCTTCAGCTTCCCCCCTGGGATTGGGCTCCCTGTATTTCTTATTGATCCGGCCCCCCCCATGAAGGGGGCCTGTATTGGATCAATTTATTATTAGGCGCGTTAGCGCTCATTTCTCTTGTAGTGCTCGTTATTCTCTCATTATTTCGCTTAGCCTTTCCCACGTTTGGCTTCCGTTCTGTCCTCGTAGCCATGCCCCTATTTTGTTCATTTTCCTTGCCACGCTTTCCATGCTTACATCGTTTTCTCCTAGCCATCTTTGTAGCATTCTCACCACCATGTTGTCGGTGGGTTGTATTCCGTCTGCTTCCATTGCGTTTTTTAGGAGCTTGTTGATTTCGTCTTGTTCCAGGTTCCTGGTGTTTTGCTTCATCTGTGCATTGCTTGTTATCAGGTTTTCGATCTCCTGGCTTGTCTTTTGCAGTCCTATTTTCTGCCCTGCTACTTCTAGCCCTTTGCTTTCGATCAGCATGTTGTACGTGTCGTTCAGTAAGTCTCGTTGTCTTGCTGTTAGGCTTGTGTCCGTTTTGAGTTTTTCTAACGTCGCTTTCGCTGTGTCTATGTTCGTTGGCAGTGTTCCTTCTGCCAGTAGCTTTTGTATTTTTAGTAGTTCTCCCTGTACTTGTTTGTTCGCCGTCTCTGCTAGTACGCTGTCGATGTTTGTCTTTATTGCGT